GTTCTGGAACTATGACAGCAGTGAGTTTGATAGTGTGTCTGCTATTAGTGCAGATGATTCTGAATTGGAAGCGATCTGGAAGAAAGAATACTCATTAGAGTCATTCACTTCTAGAGATCAGTTCAAGTCTTATGAAGATCTTGAGCGTCGTTTAAATTTAGTTCTTGGTATAGGACAACCAGTTGCTACTGTTCCTACAGTAGATGACGAAGAGTTTGAACCTATTCCTGCTCCAGTTGCTGCCACCCCATCACCTGTAAAAGAAGAAGCAGTAGTTGATGACGATGATGCGTTATCATACTTTGCGAAACTTGCAGAAGAGTAACTAATGAATGATCTCTGGGTTAACTATAAGGCAACCGTTGCTGAGTTATTCCCTGACATCCAATTTGTTCAGCGTCATGCTGAATGGACTAATAAAAAAGGTGTTAACCTTACTGCTGACCTCTACAAGGGTCAGCATTTTATTAAGTCTAGACAAATAGAGATATGGGATAACAAGTCTTGCACTATTCATAATAATATAATCTATCCTAAGACAGGAGCAAACCTTCCTTGCTTTGGTATGGATCTTATGGGTATGAGTGAGAAGAGAGTTGTATTAGTTTTTGATTTCCAACACCCAGTAGAACATTACTTATTCTCTACTGACAAACTACCAAAAGCAACTGGTACTTATAGGTTCTTTGAACCTGGCAATCATTTCTCAGAGAATATCTACGTTAGATATTGTAAACCACATGAGGTTGACGAACACTTACCTATGTTCAGAAGATATCTTGAAGTTTATAAAGAGATGATAGATGAACACAAACCTACTGGTGAAGACACAACACAGTATCATGACTTTGATGACTACATGATAAGATTAGATCCGATCTCAGGTTATCTATCCAACAGGTTTGGTAAGAAAGAAGCAGAGACTTTAATAAAAGAATTCTTCTTCAGTTATGCAAACCAAAATTGAAAACTCAATTCCATAAAACCCAGAAAAAAATTCTGGGTATTTTTTTGTCAAAAAAGTCAACCAGTTTGTTTTAATCTCTTTGATACAAAATCTTTTGAATCTTTATAAAGATTCTGTCTTCTAAAGTCAGCAACAAATCCTCTAAAATATTTTGTTCTCAGTAAATATATTTCTCTCTTCTTTTCATTTTCATTATAATAATGATCTGCTATGGTAACAGGAGTTGCAATCTCATTACCATTTTTTGTTACTACAGATCCATTTATATTTAATTTGTGTTGACCATCATAGAAAGTTTTATCTACATGCAAACCCTTAGCATATCTTCCTATCTCTTCCTTGATCTCATAGTGTCTAATCGTTCCATATGGATCATCAAAATTAGTTTCTATAACTTGTGCAAGATCATATCCAGATAAAGGCCAATCATATTGTGCATTGATTACATTGTTTGTTAGCAAGACAACCCAATCGTAAAATGGATTTCCATATGCTTTTTGGGCAACATGTTCTGGTCTTTCACCTTCTTGAACAGCATACTTCTTGAAGTAAACAGCATCAGAAAATATATCATCATTCAATTTATATCTACGAAAGAAATTTTTAGCAACAACGTAATCCGATTTAGAAAATGGAAACGATATTGGTTTCTGATCGTATGCTATGTTTGGTACTATTTTAAAATACATTAGTGATTACCTGTTGCTATTTCTTCAGAGTATATAAGTTTTGTTTCTAGGAAGTTTAGTTTTAACTCATATGCTACAGGACCTCCACCCTTAAAAGTAGCATAGTTATTGTCTGGTGTATAACCAATTGAAACATCGGTCAACGCACACAACTTATACTTAGGAAGATGTGTGTGTTGTTTACCTCCTCTCATATATGTAACTTGAACTAATTTTGGAACTTTTATAAAGGCAGCATCTATCTCTGCACTATCACTATTTCCCATCAGTTGAGTATCTCCTATACTATATGATGGTAACATTGCTCTTTTAAATTCTTTTATTATAGTTTGTATGTTTTCTTCATCCTTTCTATTATATGGAGACATTTTAAATGAATGATCAAAAGTTCTTAGATTCATGTTTTGAAATAGAACTTCAGTGTTTGGGTTTCTTATGACACCTTTTGCTGATGAGAAAACATCACTTGCAGTTATTTGATCTCCTGTAATTGATCCTGCTAATTTAGTTATAGCTTCAGCAGCAGTATTGGTTTGTAATCTTTTAAGAGCACCTCCACTAGTGTCTTTAAGTTTTCCTATGGCATCTATAAAATTCTTTGATCCAGCAGTGCTAGAGATAATACCAGCAGAGATGTTTCCAAATGCCTTTCCTTGCCAACCAGCAGAGAAGGCATCTCCAATATCTTCTGGCATATAAAGTATAATAGTTTTGTAACCCTCAGCTTTCTTAGCACTGAATCCTACACTAGAATTGTATGCACCTAAAGTTTGATTCAGAACTTGAGTCTTACTTTTTTTACTGTCTGGATCAAAAAAATTCTCCCTTGGTCTTTCCACTTCATTACCAAAAGGTGGGACATACTCGTAAAATTTAAACATCATATAATCAGTATCACCGTTGATAATATCATTTGGATACTTGACTAGTTCTGTGCCCTCTGGTTCAAGAACTGGTAAAGGATTATTAGCATAATATCCTAAATTTTCTTGTTTAATATATCCCTGTTTTTCTAAATTTCTCCATGCTTCTGGATCTAGATTGTTAACAGCTTCATCAAATCTAGCATCAGTAAAATATTCTTTCCCTCCTGCACTTTTAGCTTTGAAAGATCCTTGACCATGGTGAACCCATCTCTCACCATTCCAAATTGATCCCGTTCCTTTATTGCCAGGAATATAGTCTCCCTTCTTAGGTGCTCCAGAATATGCTGTAATAATCGCTTGCCTTCTGTCCCTTTCGGTAGTTGTTAATTGAGTTTTAGTGTAAGTTTGATATGACTCAGAAGCATAGTATTTCTCTTGCTTGGCATAATCTTCTGGGAAGTTGACCATATCTTTTTAACTATTTAGTGCCATATTTACAGATTCTCTAGTACCGTATCCTTTTACGATTCTCTGACCTCTAATTTTATCGTAGAAGTTTTCATCTGTATCATCCCAGACATCCTCTGCCTGTATTGGAATCTGTAAACGATTTGTATCTTTTACAAAGTCTTCTGTTGGTAGTAAGATTGCAGTATCCCACTCAGTAGCAGCAAGATCAATCATCAATCCCTGTACATGTTGTTGAATGTATTTGTGAAAGCATGACTTTGGAAAGTCTATTCTTCCTTGCATTAATTTACTGGTAGCAAGTATTCTCTTCTTTGGTCTCAAGTAGTGTAGGTTTGCTCCCCAGAACTGATTCTTCTCTGACTTAATGACATAAACCAAAGGAAATCTGTCATAGTAAGGAAGATATTTCATGCTTGCCTTGTATTCAAACATGTATAGGTGACCTTGTACAGTGTAACGACGAAGTTCATTTGCATCTTGGTCTTCTACTGCACCTATGTCATCACTCTTCTCATTCAATATATACTTATCAAAATTCTTTCTGTAACTACTTGCTTCTGACTTTACAGCATTTCTATACCATGTTAATGTCTTTTTCTGACCCTGTGCTTTTGCGTTTATTTTTTCAAACAGAGTTTGATACCCTGCTCCTGTGGACACAGTATTCCTCTGAATAGTGCCAAATCCTGTTGCCATTGTTCTATACTCCTAAGTGGTCTTCGGTGAGAATCATAAAATTCATCTGCCTATCCTCACAGAAATCTTCTGCAGCGTCCCACTTAGCACGGTTCTTAGCAAAAGTTAGTGCATCACGCTTATAGGCAGCGGTCTTTTTGTTTTTAGCATTCGGTGGTTTAGTTTGTTTCTTGGGTTTTATCTCAATGATATATTTTGTCACTTTTCCTGATCCTTCACGAACTTTAATGTAAAAATCAGGATAGTATCGTCTTACTACACCATCAGGTGCTCTGTATGGTATAATAACTTCTTCAGATCCCCATTCTAATATAGATGGTTGGTTATCACAGAAAACCATGAACTTACGTTCCCATAGTGACCTGTAAATAACTCTTCTTGGGTTACCACGGTACTTTTTAGGATTGATTGGTTTGTAAATCCCAGAGTACGCCATAAATATAATATGTTCCCTTATATTTATAAAACGTGGCAGATTTTATAAGCAGTTTCATAGAAGCAACCAATACCAAAGGAGGAATGTCATTCTCCAATAGTTTTAAAGTTGACATTAAGGGTACTGGTATGGCGAGTGGTGGGAATACTGACAATTATGGTCAGTCAGGTGACTCAATGTTCAGTTTTCTATGTGATGAAGCACAACTTCCTAATGTTCAAGCTGCTACTGGAACATTAAAGGGTAGATATCTAGGTGAAGGACAAATAAATTACGCCCATACGAGAGTATTTACAGAATTTCAATTAGGATTTCAATGTGACGCAGATATGTCACCATTAAAATATCTTAATAATTGGTTTGGACAAATTTTTGGAGAAATACCAGAAGGTGGCGATAATACTTATGAAAATAATAGATCAACTCGTTTAGAATATCCATCAAGTTATTGTAGAGACATATACATTACAAAAACAGAAACAGGACCTGGTGGTTCTGCCAGCAGAGAATCATTATGTTATGTAATGGAGAGAGCATGGCCATTTGCAGTTGATGCAGTTCCCTTACAGTTTGGTACAGCACAGATAACTAAAGTAACAGCACAGTTCTACTACACAAGACACCACATAATTAACAAAAATGTCTTGAGTGTATAACACGCAAAAATGACTTTTCAATTCCATAAAAGCGGGAAAAAAAATCCCGCTATTTTTTGTCTGAAAAAGTCGCTAAATATAAATATGACCTTGGAGTAAATATAATGGCGTTGCCAAAACTGGATTTACCAATTTATGAATTGGTATTACCATCTACAAAGAAAAAAATTAAATATAGACCATTTCTAGTCAAAGAAGAGAAAGTATTGTTAATTGCACTAGAAAGTAATGATGAAAAAAACATTAGAGAAGCAGTTGTACAATTATTGAAAAATTGCATTCAAAGTAGATTAAAAGTAGAAAATTTATCTATTTTTGATTTAGAGTATATTTTCTTAAATATTCGTGCTGTGTCTGTAGGTGAGGAAGTGCAAATGAAGATAACATGTTCAGATGATGGTGAAACTGAAGTTGGATATAATTTGAATTTGCAAGATGTAACAGTTAATTTTCCAGAAGGACACTCTAATAAAATTATGTTAACTGACACTACAGGCGTCATAATGAAATATCCATCATTTGATAGATTTGTAGATGCTAATTTTGCAGGAAAAGGAGTAACTCAAGAAAATGTTTTGGATATTATTGCAGAAAGTATAGATCAGATATTTCAAGGAGAAGAAGTATTTGACCAATCTACTACAAGTCCAAAAGAATTTCTACAATTTGTAGAGAGTTTGACTAATGAACAATTGATAAAATTACAGGAGTTTTTTGAGACTGCTCCTAGACTTGAGCACAATTTTAGAATTACAAATCCAAAAACTGGAGTTGAATCTGATTACACTATATCGGGACTGAGTAATTTTTTCGGATAGCCCTCTTTCATAATACGCTAGAGGGATACTACAAAACTAACTTTGCCTTGATGCAACATCATAAATACAGCTTGAGCGATCTTGAAAATATGATGCCCTTTGAGAGATCAGTCTACACTACATTATTAATGCAATACCTAGAACAGGTAAAACAACAACAAGCACAGAAAAAATAATGGCAGCAGGAACAGTCGGTTACGAAGATACTAGAGGTAATAATAAAGATTACCTAGGTATGATTGCGTCTCAAATTAAAGAAAGAGTGACCGATGCGTCTGACATGGCAAATGAGGAACGCCAGTTTGCAGAGAAAAAGGCAGAGGAAGGTGGAACATCATTAGAAGAAGCAGGGATAGGTAAAGGTTATTTTTTCGGAAAGGCATTAGGTAGTAGATTTGGTGGAGATGCCATTGCAAGAACTAGAGGTAGATTTGCAAAGACTCCAAGTGCAGGAATAGATCCTGGTGGTAATGCTGCATCTAGATTTCGTGGTGGATTTGATTATAATGTAACTAACAAAATTATTAGTGAAGATGATAGTGATGGTGCACTTGCAAATTCAGTTGTCACTGGGTTTCGTGGTGTTCAAGAAGCAACAAGAGATGTTGCAAGAGCACTTGTTAAAATAGACGATACTCTTAGTGGATTAGAAAGGACACAAGGGAATCTAGCAAGAGCAATCATGTTCCAAGGATATATGATGGCAATGTTGCGTAGTGAGCAACAACGAGCAGCTGGTAGAGATTCATTAAGAAAAGAAGAAAGAAATATAGAAGGCGGTGGCGGTGGTCAAATAGGTGGTCAAAGTTTTGGTGGTGCTGGCGGTGGTCGTGGAATGCAAAATGTCACCGATCTTAGAGGTATGGGTGGAGGAAGTGGTGGCGGTGGCACTGTTACTGGAACCCTAACAGGACTCACTAGTTTTGGTACTTCTGTAGCTGCAAGTAAGACTGCTCGTGAAGGAATCACAAAAGGAGTCCAAGCAGCAGCAAAAAAATCA